ATGACCCAAACAGAAGAAGACCTCGAGCTTTCGGAATTGTCCGGCGAGTTTGCCGACGACGATGTCGTCGTCCATATCCGCATCTCGCGCCCGACGGGTTCCAATCTCGACTGGACCCTCGAGGTGATCGACGAAGAAGGCTACTCCACCGTCTGGGAAGATTCCTTCCCCACCGACCGCGAAGCCTATGAAGAATTTCTCGCCACCATCGAGCGCGATGGTATCCAGACGTTTACGGAACATCCCGTGCAGACGCTTCACTAAAAAAGTGCTAACCGGTTTTCCGTCAGGAAATCCGTAAGAGCGAAGAGATAGAGCGCGACAGCGATTCCGCCCAAGTCGGAAACGCTCTTGCGAAGCGCGATCTCCGGGATTTTCAAGAGCGTTTGGGTGGCCGGCCGTCAGTTCTTCAATGTCTTCTCCGCACCACCGACCGGCCAAAGCAAACCGGTAGGATGGATCACACGATCACCCCTTGCCGACAATGACGAACACGATCCGCCGGATCGCCTCGGCAAAGCTGACGCCGAGCGCCATGGCGGCAATACCGGTGACGCCGAGGGCGCCGATGCCCATCAGCTTCCAGCGCTTGACGTCGTCGGTCACCGGCTTCATCTCCGCGACGTCGCCGCTAAGCGTTGAGACCGAAGCCTCGAGATCGCCGACGCGGTCGACGAGTTGGTCCATGCGCTGATGCACACCAGCCCGGCTGCTCGTCGCCTTATCCTCGGCGCGTTGCGCGCCCTCCTCGATCCGGCGGATCGATTCCTGCAGGCCGCGCATGCCTGCGACCAGTTCGCCAAGTTGGCGATGGACGCTCACATCGGTTTCAGCCGGATACATTGTGCCGTCCCCCATGCCGTAGGCAATCAGCCTTTGACCAGACCCCAGCGGCACACAGACCGACGATGGTGCGGTCGATCTTGCGCTGATCGGCCGATGTGGCGCCACGGGCGCCGACCAGGTCGACGCCGACGACGCTTTTAAGGCCCTCGACATTTTTCGGTCCCGAAGTCCCACAGCCCGCCAGCATCAACGCAGGTATCGTAATCCAGGCGCTTTTCCTGAGCGCGGTTCGCAGCGTCATCGTTCTGCCTTTCGATCGCTTGAATGACGGACCGGGCGCCATCCGCCCTTAATGCGTGCACCGCCCAGATGATCGCGGCGAGCACGAGCCCGCCGCATAGGACCCTCAGCCAGGCGGTCATGCCGGATCGAGCCGCTTGCGCAGGAAGAGGAAGGCACCGATCGCGAAGGCAACGGCAATGATGCCGGCAAATGCCCATTGCAGCGGTCCACTGCCGGTGAACGCGAAACCCAGCGAGGAAAGAATGCCCGCGAGCCAGGAGATGTTCTCCTTGCTGATCACTTCCGGCGGCTTCGGCGCGGCGGTAACGGTGTTGGAGGCGACGAACTCGCCCTTGGCCCAAAGGCCGACTTCCGCAGACCGGCGATTAACCAATCCCTTCACGCGGCCGCCGCCCGCATTGACCCACTTCATCAATTCCAGCGGCACGGCGTCGTAATCGCCAGCGTTCAGCTTTTTCAGCAATGTCGACTTGCCGAGCCTGCCGGTGTTGAAATCGAAAGAGACCAGCACGGCGAACTGGTTGTCGGTCATCGGAACCGTGACAAGGCGCGCGACACGCTCCTCGAATTTCGCGAGATCCGCCTGAAGGATCTGTTCCGCCTCGGCCTCGGTGATCACCATGTTCGGTTTCACAACGGGCTCGCCGGCGGCGCTGGTGTGGCCATAGCCGATGGTCCAGACACCGGCGACGTCGCGATACGCCTTGGTCTTCAGACCTTCCCACTGTTTGACGAGCAAAAGGCCCGCCGCATTGATGCGTCGGTTCATGTTCATGTCGTTTGTCCTGTTTAGATTGGGAACCAGAAGCAACGATGATGCGTTGCTACGGCATGCCTCCCTGATCGCAGCCGACTTGGGGAGACATGCAGCAATTCAAAGTCCTGCATCGACCTTGTGCATCCTATTGGACGCAAAGTGCCGCAGGCGCTCAAAAAGGGGGATTTCGCCATGATGGACGCCGCATTCGTGAAGATGACCACGCTGGCCATCGTCCTTGTCAGCTGTGTCGTTATGGTGCAGCCCTACTGACAAAGCTGGATGCGGGCGCATCTTTGCAACGGGCCGCGTCGCGCAAGCGACATGACGCCAAGCTGCGCTGATGTTGACCTGTTGGACGGGATAGCCTGCGGTTGTCCGGCAACAGGCATACTGCAGAGCGATTTCCGGCATCGCTTGAGGTTGGCGCGCTGCCGGTGGCCGATACACGGACCACCTGGGCTGAAACAATTTTCGGCCTCATGATAGCGTCGACAATTCTCGCCGGACCGCTGAAGTCCGGTTGCGGTTCTCTCCTTGCCGGAAACCAAAATCGCTCCCGCGCAATAGATCGACACCGGCGCGGGTTGGTATTCGCTGTCGTGTCCGATTGAAAGATCAAAACCAACCGCGCCGGATTGAAGGGTGTCAGGCAAAAGTGTAACGGCATTTCAATAAGGACATCCGCGACAAGCGACGCCTGGAGATCGCGACACACTTCAAGAGACAGATGGCGGCTTTGGCGGCGACAGGGATTGCAACAAGCTCTTCAGGCTCTCGCTGTCGGCGAGGTGTGCCTTCTCACCACGATCGTCGCTGCATCTCTCGCGCAAGCTGCGCAGAAAGACAGCGACATCAGAGAGTTCGCCAACTTCGACCCGCACCTGCGCCTGGATCGTCCTGTAAATCTCCTCCAGTTCCAAGGCTTTATCAGCGCTGGCGGAGCCGGAAAGCGCAGAAACCCTTGCCTTGAAATCATCCAGCAGACCATCGAACTCACGCGCGTCGCGTGCGGCCTTGGCCTCCAGGCTTGCAATCAGCATGTCGAGAATATCGAGATGTCGGCGCTCCACTGATTGCAGATCGAAGGCCGCCCGCAGCTCCTTGCGGGTGCGTTCGCCTTTGCGCAAGTGCGCCTTGAGGCGCACGCCATTCTCGGCGCAGCGCCTCATGATGTCATCGATCGAGAATTGCCCCTCCACCAATTGGTCAAGCAGGGGCCGAATCAGCGCCGGCGGCGCCGTGACATTCAGCGCGGCCGAATACAGCGCCAGGTCGATCGAAGCATCCGGCATAAGCTACCTCCGCCTCATATGGCCTCGTGACGCGAGACTAACAGTATCCAGCATGCGGGAGGGTAGTTTTAGTGACAATGCTTTCCTAATCGTTAAGCGGAGTCATCGGTTCCTCACCTGGCCACATGCCCGCTATCTGCAGAACGCCGTGAGTTACGACACCAGCGGCGAATGCCGCCGCCGCTACACCACTTGACGGGGGCCGCTGTGCGCAACAATCCTCGTATCGAGCGGGCAGGCGTTTCCGTCGAAGATGCCGAGGCCGTCGAATTGTTGACATGGGACTCTGGAAGATGCCGGAAGGACTGACGAGAGACCTCGTTAGCACAGCCCCTTACCCCTTCTATTCGCCACATTCGCATAACGCCCCTGCCGGACGTTCGTTCCCTAAACCTGGCTGTTGACTCTCGGCCTAAATGAGAACATTTGTAGAACATACCGATTAAGAAGGCCTGCAGCATGAGTGACGAAACCGGCGCGACCAAAAAGACGGAAAGCGGCCCGTTCGTGCATTTTTGCGAGAATCCGGACTGCAAGGCATGGGGCGGTTTCGGCTTCGCCCACGGCAGCGCGACGCCCAATTGGTATTGCTTCGAACACCGGATCGAATGGCCACCGGCCAAGAAATCCTAATTTCACCGGCGATGCGGCCGCCAACCTAAAACCTGCAAGATGAAAACTCCGGGAAGGCACCCCGGACAAGGAGAAACCATGTTTGCCGCTCAGGAAGCTACCCAGGCCGACGCCGTCGATCTGGCTGCAGACGAATTCACCGCCGCCCTCGCCTGGCACAATGGCGACGCCGTGGCCACGATCAGGACCCTACTCGCCGACTGCCGGCATCTGCGCGAGCAGCTCGCCCTAGCCGAAATTTCGATGAGCCTGGGCTTTACCCGTGGGTGGCGCCCGTGCCGCGGGCCGGCCGCCGCAACTATGGAAAGATCGAGCGCTTCAGGCTGACCATCATGCCGGAACAGAATGGTCTAACCCGCCGCCAGCGCATGCACACCCTGTCCAAGGCCGAGGAAACCCGCCAGATCGTCAGGATCGACTGTATGTACTGCCGCATCACGCATCGTTATCGCTGTCGCGACTTGCTGCAGCTTTGCGGTGACGTGCCAGTCGACGAGATCGCGCCCCAATTTCGGTGCGATATATGCAAACACAAGGACTACTTGAAGGCAGAATTCGAGTTGCCATGGGGCGCCGACACTGGAAAGCTCCGCATCCGAAAGCTGGTGAGGATCAAGACGCTTCTAAAACCAGTGTGGAAAGACGACTTCTACTGAAGGTGATCATGAGCCATGTGCAATCTCTACAATTTGACCACGAACCAGCAGGCTATCCGTGATTTCGTTTCGGTGACACACGATCTGGTCGGCAACCTCGAGCCGTCAGTCGACATTTACCCGGATCGTTTCGCGCCGATTATTCGAAACAACGAGGATCGGCGCGAACTCGCCATGGTGCGTTGGGGTATGCCTTCGTCGAGTAAGGCGCAATTGGAGGCAGCGACGAAGCGCGCGGATAAGCTTCGCGCCAAGGGCAAGGAAGTCGACTTTGACGAACTCCTGAAAATGGAGCCCGACGGTGGCACCACCAACGTCCGCAATACCTCAAGCAAGCACTGGAAGCGATGGCTCGGCGTAGAAAACCGATGCGTTGTTCCCCTCACCCGTTTTGCCGAGCCGGACCCGGCTAACAAGGTCGAAGGCGGCCGCACTCCAAATGCATGGTTCGCCAGCATAAGTGACGAGCCGTTGATGTTCTTTGCCGGCATTTGGGTGAAGGATTGGACGAGCGTTCGAAAGATCAAGGAAGGGCTGATCACGATCGACCTCTTTGCCTTCCTGACGACAGAGCCCAACAGCATCGTTGCGCCGATCCATCAAAAAGCGATGCCTGTGCTTCTGACGACGAAGGCTGAGGTCCACGCGTGGCTAATCGAACCTTGGTCAGAAGCCCATGCCTTGCAGCGCCCGCTTTCCGACAACAAACTCAAAATTGTTCAGGTGGCGGACAGGGCGTCATCAGACGCATCGGAGGCATTATTGCTTTGAACAGATGGATTACCGTGCTTTTCGCTGTGTCTATGTCTGGCCAGCCGGCCAGCGCTGGGGAGCCGCTTGGGCGCCGCGCCGCCGTCGTTGGGGGCAATACGATCGAAATAGGGAAGGCGCAGGTGCGGCTTCACGGCATCGACGCACCCGAAAGCTGGTAGCTATGCGCCGACGGCGCAGGCGATGCCAACCGATGCGGACGCGAAACGGCCTTTGTGCTTGATCGGTTCCTGGCAACAACCAGACCCACTCGTGGTGAGCCCGTCGCGTAGTTGGCGTGCGCTTTCGCGCCGACGTCGTCAACGTCAATCGCTGGCTGGTCGAGAACGGCTTTGGCCCGGTGATCACCATGTTTGGCTTCACCACTGGCGCGCCGGCAGCGCTGGTGTGGCCATAGCCGATGGTGAGAACGTCAACGAGGTCCCGATAGGTCTTCGTCTTCAGGCCTTCCCACTGTTTGACGAGCGCAAGCCCCGCCGCGTTGATGCGTCGTTTCATGTTGTTCACCCCATTTTTGGCAAAGAAAAACCCCGCTCGATGGCGGGGTCTGTAATCTCGATGGTGGGCTGTCTCAGTGTTTGACTATCAAACCCTGCCCGGTTGGCAGTGTGAGGACCATGTGACCTCGCTCTGCCGTAAATTGATTCCACATGTCGTATTGATCTTCGTGCCGCTTGTGCGCGTAATCATCCAGAACGATATGGCCACCTGGGACAATTCTATCCCAAGTGCGCTCGATGCACTCTTTTTCATAGCGGGTGCTGTTCAAGTCGACCGAGAGATAGGCGATCTTTGAAATCGGCGTCGCATCCAATGTCGTCGGGAGGGTCCCCTTGACGAGAACTGCGTTCGGGAAGGGCGAGAAGTTCCGGGTCGCAATCTTGAAGACATCGAAATACAATGAGCTGTTCCGCTTGTCCGCTTCCGTCAGGTCGACTCCAGACAGGCCGTCGGTAGGGATGCCCTCGTAGGTGTCGAATAGGTAGAATTTCTTGTCGGCTTTGGCAAAATCGAGATAGTGGCACACGGCCATGGAAAGAATGCCGCCATGAACTCCGAACTCGACGAAATCACCTTCCAAATTGGCGACGTTGTGCGCGGCCCAGCAGCAAACGTGGGCTCGCCAGCGGATGTCCGGCACATAGCCTAGCTTATACCAGGCTTCCTCGTTTCCTTTTCTTGCGAACTCCCACGCGGCCTGGAATTTTGGGTCGTCAAGGAAGCTCGTGTTCTTATCGGTAACACGGACGCCGTCCATCTGCATTCCTGGAAGAGCGTCGACACCTTTTAGGGCGTACCGAATACGCCGCTTGACCGCACCAAACCCCATTACTTGAACTCCGTTATCGCGCCAACACTGCGAGAGTCCCTTATAGACCACAACTCAACTGAGCAAGGGCTTAGAGACCGGTGGCCAACATCCACATGGCGTCGATCTTGTTGTCGGTCAGGCCGAGCGCGGCGCCAACGGTCGCGATCAGCGGATGGGTGCGGTTGAAGGTGGTCGCATATTCCCATTCGATCTTGGCAGTCTCCTTCTGCGTACCGTCAGGCAACGCCTCAATTGTTTGCGTCACTTGAGCGGGAGCGAAACCACCAGGGAGAAGGCCGAGACGAAACTGCCGCGCGGTCAACGACGGCATTTGGGCGCGCAATTCTTCGGGGGTGAGTGGCGGCGGCGGGACATACGGCTGCACAGGAAATGTCGGGTTGGCGGAACGCCATTCCTTCAGCGTCGGCGCGAGCCCATAAGGGTCGCTGGCGCGATATGCAGATCGTATCTGCTGAGGCGGCCCACGTTTGAACGAGATCGTGCAGTCGACAATCAGCGCGTCGTCGATGGCAGCGGTCATCGCCTCGACAGATACGACGACGTATGCAGGAGCCTCCTCGACGGGGATCCCTGAAGTTGCCATTTCGAGTGTTTCAGCCATTGTACTTCCCTTGCTGAATTACGCGATCACGCGCTGCATTGTGACCATGCGATGGCCGGAAATGTACTCCACCTCGCCGTGCGCCCGCCAAGTGCCACTGAGCTGGGCCGACGCCCGAAGGTTGAGCGTGTACTGTCCGCCATAGGTGTTGTCCAAGTAGACAGCGTAGGCGGCGTTTCTGGTGGTCGCACCATTAGAATAGGCAAGAACTATAGAGCCAACTGGCATGTCGGTATCATTGGCACCGCCGCCTTGGTGATACTTCGCGAGCGCTGAGCTGTGAACGCCGTCGATGTAACTACAGCTCGTCGCGTAATTGACGCTGAAGTTGGCCGGGTTGTACACGTACATGTTGACGCCATCGGAGCCGCCCCAAACCCATTGAGGCTGGCCACCCTGACCGCTCCAATGGAAATTGAGGTCGCCCCCACCAACCCGACGCGGATACGCCCGCCCGTCGGCGGTGATCTTGCTGTTGAGGACGTTACTGAGATGGTTGCCAGCCCAAGGCATGTAGACGTTGCCGTCGCCCTGGTAGATAGCACCGCCAGTGATGGTCAGATTGCCGCCGATGCCGAGACCGGCCGCCGGCATGGTGTAGTTGGCGCCGTCGTAGTGCAAGTATCTGGAACCGCCGCCCAAGAAGATGGCGCCAGTGCCGTTGCCACGAGTAGCAGTGATATCGCCGTTTACCGTCAGGCCAGTGGTTTGAATCGGCCCATCGATCTGTAGCAGGCCATCCGACTCCCTGAACTGTAGAGCCCTGACGAACACGCCGGAGGTATTGTAGAGGTTGAGCCGCAGGGAGTTGTCAGTGACTTCGTTGTAGAGCAGGGCTCGATTGATGCCGATGGCCGTCCTGAACCAGAAATGTTTATTGCCGTTGCTGTTGATGTAAAAGTTGCTTCCGGTCGTGACAATGTCCCCGGACATCCCTAGTGACGTTCCAGTGATCTGGCCGGTAAAAGTCTTCGCCGTCATCGTCGCCGGCAGCCGCGCGTCTGCGATAGTACCTGTCGTCAGGTTTGAAGCATTGTTAGCTCCGAGCGTCGCACGTGCCGTTGCCGCGTCCACGTCATCCAGCAGCGTTCGAGCAAAAGGCGTTAGTGCGGTGGTCGCGTAGGCGTCCAATGCGGTCGTGTAAATCATCTGATCAACAACAGTTACCAGACCGGCGATTGATTGCAGGCCAGCATCATAGGCCTGCACGTTCGTCCCGATTTCAACGCCGAGCGCAGTGCGCGCAGCGCTGGCCGACGTCGCACCGGTACCACCGGCTGTGACTGGACGAGGCGCGTTGGCATCTGCGGCCAAGTCGTCGATCAGCGTGTTGTAAGGCACGCTCTGAATGGTAGTGTTCGGCACGCCTTTCGTGCCGGCCGGAGGGGTGTAGACACCGCCAGTTCTGGGCATGGGCATTCTCCATAGAAAAAGCCCCCCCAAAAGGAGCCTTGCAATTTCGGTATTCAGCAAGCCGGATCGCAGAATGGCTCAATCTACGCCGGCAACACGCCAGTCTATGGCAACACGACGGCCAACGTTTACGGCAACACCGCTTACGCAAACACAACCTATACCGGCGGCCAGCCGATCAACATTCCGATGTCTCAGACCACCGTCATCGTCGCAATGTTCAAGGCACCAAACATCCCAGCAGGCGCGCTTAATGCTGCGGAAGTCCACGCCGCCTCAAAGCCGAAGAAGAAGAAAAATGCTCCTTCCACCTGACCTCAAAACTGCCGTTGAAGGGTTCGCCAAGGAGCGCGGTGTCACACGAGAGCAAGCCATCGCCCTGATCATCCGTGATTGGGCGAGCGGCAACGGCTACCTGGCTTTTGTCGACGAGGATTGAGCAAACCCCGTTCTCATCTATTTTGATGCTATGCAGATCGATCACAACCTGCATGAACAGTCCCGCGCAGCGCTGAAAATCATCGGCGTGCTTGCGGCTGTGACTGTCTGTCGGTCTTTATCCCGGTGATCTTCGGGGTCCGTTGGGTCGTTGAATTGCTTCCCGCCGACGCTGTCGGAGCGTTCGGGATTGCTTTCCGCATTTCGAGCTGCCGCACCCGCTCGTTTGACAGCATTTGCTGCTCGATCATAGATCGCGCCACAGCCTTCATTTCCGGGGTCGCAAAGTCGTTCGCCAGCAACTCGTAAAGGCGGGGATCAACGCCACCTGCCGACTGCGCGACCTGAGCCGGCTGTTGCTGATCAACGGCCTCTGCCTGTTCGATCTGTTGCGGGGTCGAAGGCGCGCCGGTGTTAAGCGCGTCCATGATCCCGCCGCGTGCGACTGCAAGCTGCTGCGATCCTTGGAACTGCGCGGGTAGGCCTTGCGGCAACGGCTGCGACAGAGGCGGGGCAAGAAGTGCAGCGACTTCGCGCGGCGGCTCCATGGCGGGCGCCTGAGCATCCCTGCCCGGGAAGCGCGCGGCGTATTCCGCCGTTTGCTCGAATGCCGCGACCTCGTCGGAGAGCGAGCCGCCACCCTCCTGCATTGCCGAGTCGACAAAAGGTGAGGCGAACGGGCTTCCGCTCTGCTGGGGCATGTCGCCTCCGGGCATTGCCGACCCAGCTTCGGCTGCGTTCTGCGGTGCACGCCCGATTTGGCCGGCGCTATCGCCGATCAGCGCCAGCGCCTTTCCACGGTGCCCCGCCATCTGCTGTTCGACCTTGTCACGCACGGTTCCGGGTGCGCCGCCGTTGTTGGCGTCAGATGCGCCATAGCGCCCAACCCTTCCAGCATTGATGGCGCTGTAGATATCAAGCAAGCCCATGCCTGGTTGTACGCCCGCCTTCCGAAGGTAACTGACGACAGCGCCGTTCTCACCGAGCTGAGAAGTGACAGGATTGTTCCAATCGACGCCATGCTCTTTCGACTGAGGCTCCCCGAACTGAATGAAGCCTTCGTGCTGACCGTATTGCGTCGTCGGCCCCTTCTTTCTTGGGTCGAAAGTGCCGGCCGTCTCGTATGAAATAGCTGTTGCGAGCTCAACTGGATCGACGCCGAGCGCTGAGGCTGAGGAAATGATGCCGTTGCGGATCTCGTCATTGCCAATGGTCGCAACGGGCATGTTACCCCTGCTGTCGACCTTCGGCATGGCGCCGGACTTGGTCGCCGTCGCACGCGCGGGCGTGCCGAGGATCGAGTTGTAGAGGGTCGAGGCCGCATCCGTGGCGGCCTTCTCTGCCTTGTCGGCGCGATACTTGCCGAAACCGACGGCGGCGCCCTTCAGCAACGCGCCGATCCCTTCCGCGGCCGTCTTCGGCTGTGCGCCCATGATCTGCTGCGAAAGGGCATCAATCACCTGCCGCTTGCGAGCGAGCGACTGCGCGGTTTCGCCAGTGTCGCCGCCAAACAGAAATCCGACCATTAATAGAGCCCTCCATTACGGCCCATCGTTAAAAAGTTGGCGAGGCCATTCAGCGCCGAGGGCTGGGCAGCTCCCGGGGTCACCGGAAACGCGGCATTTCGCTTCGCCATTCCAGCTGCAACGACAATCGTGAGGGCACCCGCGCCGTCGGCGACGTTCTGGGGCATCGGCTGTCCCATGATCATTGCCTGCCGTTGCTCGGCGAGCTTTTGGCGGTTCTGGGTGGTGTCGGGTTTCTGCAAGCCGGTGTAGACAGCAAACGGGTTCATGCGCTCTTCTTTCTAACCGGGGCAGAGAACAGCATCCCGTAATCGACGCGACGCAAACCGTCCGAACCCTTGGAGACCGCTTCCGGACGCACCTTCTCCACCTCCTGAGCCATCACGCCGATGCGCTTCGGGGCGCTCTTGCCCTCGCCCTTGTATCGGTACTCGTAGAGCCCGCCGATGAGCTTTTTGTCCTTCTTGGCGCGCTCATCCGATAGAGCTGCGAAGCCGGCGAGACCACCAAGGACCGAGCCGATGCCCGCCTGTTTTTGATTGTAAGCGCCGACTTTGTTCGCGTAGTCCTGCTGAACCATGCCGGCGTAATCGATGTTCGGGATGCTCTGCCCCTGAGTCGGAACGAAATTCGGGTTGTTGACCTGAGCGCCGGAAAACAGGCTCGAAATCTCGTTGATCGGCTGGTTTCGCAGCGCATATTGCTCGTTGAGATATTGCGACCGCGCCTGGTTCTGGGCCGCAAGCTGGGCCTGCTGTCCGTTGAACGTCTGGTCTTTGAGCGCGTTGTTCGCCGCGGTCTGGGTCTGGTTGTTCTGGTACATCTGCTGGTTGGCGGAGTTCCCGAACGTTGCCGAGGCCAGGCCCTGATCGAACTTCTGCTGCTGGGCGGTGTTGTTCGCCTGCAGCTGCGCCTGGTTCTGCCCAAACTGTTGCTGCTGGGCGGTGTTCGCGAACTGACCGCTCGACAGCATCTGGTTATAGGCCTGCTGCTGGGCGTTGTTCTGGAAACCTGCCTGATCACGAGCGAGACCGGCGAGACGTGATTGCTCCTGACCCGCATTGAGGATCGCGCCGAACCGAGCGTCGTTCTCCTGCCTCGTCGCTGAATCGATCGCGCGGTTATAGGCCTCGGAACCCGGCTGCAGTCCCTGATTTGCAAGCTGCGTTTCGAGCACGGATCGGCTCTGCGCGAGCTGCGGGTTCATCCGCTCCATCAGCGCATTTTCATAGCGTGAGGTGTCGGAGCTGTAGTCGTAGGTTTTGGTGATGTCGCCAGCGTTCCCCAGCGATTTCTGAATGTTTCCGGCGTCCGCAATCGTGCTCTGGACGTTGCCAGCATTGCCGAGGCTGGTTTGCAGGTTTGGGCCTGAGCCATACTGCGTGTACTGCGGCAGCCCAACTTTCGAGGGGTCACCGGCAGCCGGCGCGCCGTCCAGGTTGAACGGCTTACCCAGCAGATCCTGCAACCGCCCCGACTGAGAGTTCGCGAGCTTCGACAGGTTCAACTCTGCTGCGTCGTTCTGCGTTTTGATGGCCTGCTGCCCTGGCGAAAGCGTCTGGGTCGCAGTCCATGTTGGCAGATCGTAGACGGCTCCGCTCATCGGGTCCGTCCATTTGTTGGTGCCGGTCTGCGAATACGTCAGGCTGCCGTCAGGTGTGACCTGGTTGACGTTGCCAAAATAGCCGTTGGCAATCGCCGTGCCGATGTTCGTTGAGGTCTGAGCCGCCGCCGTTTCGCGCGGATCTGGTGCCTTCGGTGCTTTTGATTTGCCCATGGGTTACCTCCGATTGACGGGATGCGCCCGCCAGTCGTCATCTGTCAGAGTGAACAGGATTTCCGCCTCGTCGCGACCGCGCAGGCGAGGAATGCGATAGGACTTGAAGCCGAAACGTTCGGCGATCTCGATCATGCCGGCATTGCGCTCGGAGACCCGCAAGACAACGACCTGGCAACGGAGTTGATCGAAGGGGTAGCCGAACATGCCTTTGAGCATCGGGCGCGTGAGCCAGCGCCGGCTCGTCCCCGCCGCTGACAGTTCGATGACGCCGGCCTCGGGCGCGTAATTGTGGAATACGACACCAGCGACAAGACGATCGTCGTCAACGAGCCCCAGTGTCGTGAAGTTCTCCCATCCGCGCTCGCAGCTCGGAATTTGTCGGGCAACGAACAAAGCGACGGCTTGGTTGATCTCGGAGGCGCTCTCTCCTCCCCAAACCAGTTTCAAGCGCTGGCCTCACCGACGGACACTTGCAGTGTGGCAAGGTCAACTTCGACATCGAGCTTCACCGCCCCGCCCGACGTCATGACACAGCCGACAGCAAGCATGTCGCCGCTTGCTCTGACGTTCTGGCGAAAATCGTAGCGCATCAACTCCGATACACTATCCCACATCGCGACATCCCAAAGGCCGACGTCCCATTCGGCCGAGGTCGTATTACCAAGGGTGACACCGCTGAAATTTGGCGTGGTCTTGTCGAAGTCGGCCTTAGCGAACAGCCGGACTTTAGGGCGCGACTTCCCGCGAAAATACATATGCGCCATGGTGGCGGTCGCGCGCTGACCAAACTGGCCCGCCGGTGCGAATTGCGAAAGGTAGGTCCCGCTGAATGTCAGCCCTCCATCGGTTCCGCTCGTATCGCCCTGCCAGACATACCCATCGATCGAGCCGAAGAAGAGCCCACCTTGCAGGGTTTCGTAGCAGAGCGCCTGCCAGTTCGTGATGGTCGACCACCGGCCGGTGAGCACGTTCAAAACAAAGGTCGTATCGGCGACGACGGTGTTTTCAGGGAACGCGACGAAGACAAGGTTTTGCTCCGGCCACTGCTTCAGCGTCCAACCGCCACCGGTCGCGTTTGCTGCCCGCTTCCAATCGTCTTCGATCGGCCGCGATACGGAGACGAGGCTCAACGCCTGCCGGTCGCGCTGGAAAACCTGCGAAATCGGGGTGAGCCCGTCACTCGTGGCAACGAGGATATCGGCTCCGGCTCGGATCCAGGCGTTCTTTCCGAGCGGCTTGCCGATCTGATAGACACCCTTCAGCGCAAAGTTGTTGGCGTCGCTCGGATCAGAGCCGGCATAGACTGCGACTTCTCCCTCGGTCGAGACAAAAACACACATATCCGACAGGCCATCGCCGCTTTCGAGCGACCATGAAAAGCCGGTCATCAACGAACCGCCGCGCTTCATGACCCCACCGAGCGGAAACAGGCCGGCCGCCCCACCCATGGCATTGATGGGCAGGTAGTAGGCATCAAGCGTTGCGTTCTTCAGGAAGAACTGCCGGTTCTTGAACATCCAGCCATAATTGAGCTGCGGCATGGTCGTGCCGTCGATGAAGGTGATGGCCGGCGCTGTCGTCCAGCTCGTGCCGTTGTAGATCCGCCGATCGTTCGCGCCGTTGAGGCAAATGAGGTTCGCGGCGCCAGCGTTAGTATGCTGGAAGGTGCACCAATCACCGCCAGCGAGGCCCGACACATCCGCCGCAGTCGTGGTTGGTGGTGCTGCCGGCGAACTGACATTATAGATCGCGGTGTTCGTCGCGACGAAGAGCTTCTCAGTGGCGCCATACTTGTACTTGAAGGCGCTCTTGATATCGCCCCCGTCAGCCACGAGACCCCTTTTCTGCGAACCGCCCCTGATCTTGCACCCGACCAACGTCGGGAAGAAATTGCGCAGTACGGTCGCTGAACCAGGCTTTTGAGAAGCCATGTCCGTCGCCGTAACGAGGCCGTCGCGCGGTGCAGGGAATGTCACCGGTTGCGATGATTGCATCTGTCCGACACTCGCCGAGCCACGATTGCTTTGGCCGATACGGCCGGGTCTCACCGCCATCTTCATGATGCACCCCGATTGGCGTTGATTTCTTGCAGGAGGTCGGCCTCGAACTCAGCAAGGGCGTCGTCGAATGGTAGGCCCTTCTGCCGCTTCCAGCGCCACAGGATGCCTTTGACAAGCAAACGCTCAGGGAAAAGCGGGGCGTCGTCGTCGGCCGCCAGCGTATCGCCCGACCCTTCAGGGTCGTGCAGCACCCAGAACTTCGACACGTAGTCGATGACCGATGCGACGCCGGATGCTGCCGGCGAAAACAGGATCTGGTTGCCCTTGATGAAAAAATACGGCTGGGCCGATACGACGCCGACAATCACGGCCCACTGTGAACTGTTGGTGATGGGCCGATAGAAAGCGCCTGCGGCATTGCGAACCGCGCCGCCTGGCGTCAGACGTTCGTAGTCAGCCGGCAACGGCTCAGGCGAGCTTTGTGCAACCCGTTCCTTCAGCATCTGCTGCCAGTCGCCGCGGCGCGCGATTTCGTCGCCGGCTTCCTGGGCAAGAGCTACCATCGTCTGTGCATTCGGGTTCACCGAACCGTAGACGCTGTCGAAGCGATCGAGCGCGACGACGTCGCAAACTTCATTGATCGACGAAAGCAGCGTCATGGCGTCGGCCCTCCAACTACCACTTGGGCATTGCCCCAGCGCGACCGCTCGTCTCCGATTTTCAGGCCGGAGATAGCAAGCAGCTTCAACTGCTGGGCTGCGCCCACCTTGCCCACGTCGCGTTCCCAGATCGCGATCTCTTCGACGAGCGAATAGAGGTAGGCATCTGCCGCCTTGTCCAGGAGCCAGTTCGTCGTATTCGCGGGCGTCAGCGGCGGGATCTTGCCGTAATAGGTGATGGTCAGGTTTCCGTCGCCGACGGGCCGAACTTTGATGGTGCTGCCAACAATCGCGTATCCGGTCGGGATGCCGGCGCGGCCCATATAGCTGTCAGTGAGTTGTTGCAGGGCCACGGCCCGAATGGAAGCCCCATTGGCGTTCTTCACCTCACGCGCCTCGAGGAAGTCCACCGGCAACGTCCCGGCGCCGTTGGTGACGGCGACAGTGTCCACGATCTCCATTTCGGCCACGCGCAGGAAGCGATTGAGCTTCAGCTCTGCCAGACCGAGGAAACGCGGGAAGAGGTGCGCGATATCGTTCCGGCCGCTGTATTCGCCAGCGTCGACGAGCAACGACGCGTAGTCGGCGATGGCGCTCATAGCGGAACCCTCCGGGCACGCTCGGCCTCGGCATACATGCGGGACCGATCAATGAGACGAGAGACGCGCTCATTCGCTTCCTTGTGGCCTTCAGGATCCTGCTCGGCGCTGGGCCGGCTCGCCTCGATGGCCTTCACCTGCCCTTTGACGCGGTCGAACTCAACGATCATAGGTGGCCGTCCTTTGTGCGCCAGGCGCGATTGTCGGAGTTATTCAGGAATTGCTTCACAAAGCGGTCGTCGCCCTCGCTGTGGGCCTGCACGAGGCCGCTATCGTGGGCGATGTTCAGCGGAATCGACGCGACCCGGTGCCAGTCGCCGCGCCATGCCTTTTCGGCGCTGTTGCGGACGTCCTGGTTTTCGCTGATGAGGTTGTCGACGGGGTAGTCGACCCGGAAAACGTCTTTCTCCCCGTCGAAGTAATGCCAGACCGAGCGGCCCGTCATCGGGTCGTGATCGTAGAGCGTCCAAGCTCCATCACGAATGATCATGCGGAATCGCCTGGAAGCGGGTCGGCGCGCCCGGCTTTGCCGGCGTCGATCAGATCCTTGGCGATTTTGACGGGCACCATAAGCTCTGTACCCGCCGGCACCCGCTGTTCGTCCTCGGCCCAGAAATCGTAGAGCAGGCGAATGGGAACACCGGACTTTTCGGGCTTTTCATCCGCTAAGGTCGGCGGGGTCGTCGTTGGCTTGTTAGGATCTGCCATTTCCGTTTCTCCTGAAATGGAAAAGGCGAGCCGAAGCCCGCCCTTTCTCAGATGATGACGATGGTGATGGAGCCGACGCGATTAGCTCGCGCCGGACAGGCCGAAGAGGTCGGCTGCGACGCCGAGGCCCTTCTCGTTGTGCACCTTCAGCGCGCCTTCGCCGATGATCACACCCTTGTCGGCGTCGCCCGTCTTCGCGACGTCCTTGTCTTCCTGGATCTCGCGGAACCAGAGGAAAGACAGCATTTCGGGATCGATGAAGAAGGCGTTGCGCGACTGCTGATTACCGGTCGCCTGCACCCGGTTCGGGTGGATCATGACCGTACCAAACGGGCCTTCGTAGTAGTCAGCCGTTGCAACGATGGTGTTGCGCTCGCCGCCCCTGGAAACAGCGTAGCGGAACGGTGCAACATTGCTGTCCGACATGAAGGTGACGAACACGCTCTTCACGTAGGGCGAAACCGAGACGTGGCGGAAGTTCGCCCCGCTCTGGTAGCCCTGCTGCATAACGCTGTCCAAGATGGGCTTGGAAAACGCACGCTGCGTGCCATCGGTCGGCGCAACTGTCAGGCCGGTACCGGCGTTAAATCCACCGTTGGCGCCGGCGGCGCCGCGGGAGACGTTCGACGTGATCCAGGTATTGAGCGAGCCGAATTCGCGGGTAGCACCACCGACAGAGGCGTTGGTGTCGACGATGGCGAATTCGACGTCCTTGCGGATCTCGACGCCCTTTTTCAGCTTCTGGTACTTGCGTTTTTCGACGCTGCCGGCGTTCTCGACTGCCTCCTGGGAACCCGAAATGATCCAGTCCTTGCGCAGGATCTGAGTATAGTTGCCGAGGCGAGCCGGCGGCTGGATGGTGCCAAACGTATATTCGTCACCTTCGGGTTTGATGTTTGCGCCGGGAGCGGCCAGCTCATCCGTTTCCCATTCGGGATGCGTGCCCTTGGTCGTGCCCTTCTCGATCAGGGAATAGATTGGGGTATCCTCCGGCGTGATGCGGGACACCACATCGGAAAGCTGTTCCCGATTGCCCTTGGCGTTCGTCGTCTGGAAGGTGTTTGCCAGTGCGGCCATGTTTGTATTCCTTTGAAGCTGGGGTTAATCGAAGTCGATGGACATCGCGTCCTTCATCGACCCGGTTTTGGACAACCGCTGCAACGCTTCCTTGTTCTGACGAATTTGCTGGTTGGCGCCACCGTTCGGCCGAGGGTTCGGCGTGGCCGGGGGCGCTGCCGTCACCTTCGTCAGTGCCTTATGCCGCGCCTGCTCTGCCTTCATCCCGATCTGGGCATAGTAGGCCAGGCCGAACAGTCGATGATCCGAAACGCCCTTCAATTCCTGATCGGAGAAACCAAGCTCACGCGCCGCCGTAAACGCCTGATCGAAGAAAGCCTTGCGGCCGTCTTCCTTCGTCGTCTGCGGGAACACCTGCGCCAGCCTCTCACTCTCGGTTTGAAGCGTCTCTTCGGTGGCCGTCGATGCGAGTTCGCCGGCCACAGCGCTTGAATCGTTCGCCAGTTCAATGATCTGGTTGATGTTTGCCAAGCCGTCGTCGTACATCGCCTTTTGGCGGGTGTATGCGGCGGGGTCCTGATATGCCAACGACCGCGGCGGCTCAGGCGGCAAACGTTCTGCCAGGTAGGAAGCGATACCCTTGACCGTGTTGACCACGCGGGTTGTCATGCCCTCAAGAGCGCGGCCCTTGTTGGCGGTCTCCTGAGTTTTGTGTCTGTAATCGCGCTCCCGCATATACCCGAGCTTGAGCTCGGACAACGGCACCTGATCGCCCCCCTTCAGGGTAATGATCTGGCTGGCCGCGTCGCCGTTCTCGGCCCCGGCTGGCTCGTCGCCTTCGGTGTTGTCTACGGTCTCGCCGGCCTCTTGACCATCCACTGTGGTCTCATACGGCGCATTCGTCGACTGCCCGTCTTCCTCTTCCTGCGCGTTGGCCTCTCCGGGCTCGGCAAAGTCGACGTTCGCGGCGTCGTCGATGGTGAGTGCGGCGCGGCCGCTATCACCCTCCCCGACGAACGGGGAATTGGTGGCTGCGTCTGACATGTGCTTGGTTGCCTTCTAAAGGTTTGGCCCGGGCCCTATGCCGGGGCGCCCTTACCGTCGGTATTGGCTTGTTCCTCGGCGAGGAACTTGAGCTTGCCACGAAATTTCCTGATGGCCCGCACTTCGGCCGCAAAGGCGGCGCGGGTTTCGTCGTCAACGAGCGGAGCGTTGATGCAGCCGTTGATGGCTACCATCTCCAACTCGTCCATAACGAGGTGATAGAGTGGGTTGTCGAGAAGGGCCCGCGCTGCGGCGGATTTTTCACCACTGTTCAT